CTGAACTGCAGCGCCTTGCCGATCAGCGACGACGGGAGCGCCACGAAGCGGGTGCCGTCGAGCATCACGAATCGCGCGCCGGCCGAGTGCGGGCCAGGCGTGGTGGCGAGCCGGCCGCGCGGGAGCGTCGTCAGGCTCCACTGGCGCGGGCTGCCCTCGACCGGGGTCTGGAACTGCAGGATCTCGGCCGTGTTGTCGGGGAAGACGATGGCCGCCGCGTTCCCGCCGCGCAGCAGCTGGGCGGTGGACACCGCGGCAAGGTCGTCGTCGTCCAGCAGCTGCACCTGCAGCGTGTGCCAGTAGTCGGTGTAGTACGGGCTGAACTCGGGCAGGCCCGCGCTCAGCGAGCCCATCACCGCCCGGGTCGTGAAGTTCCCGATCGAGATCCATTCGGTGTCGCCGGCGATGCGGTAGTCCACGCGCGCGCCGCGCCAGGCCGACCCCGGCTGCCCGCAGACGCCGATGCGCACGCCCACCCGGTCGTCCTCGTCCACGAGGCCCGGGATGTTGAGCAGCGCGAACGTAGTCTCGCCCGCCAGGCTCGGCGGCGGTGCCGGCCAGCCCGGGCTCGGCTGTGCCGTGGCCTGCGAGGTGAGCGCATGCGTGCGGTCGATGCGCAGGCCCATGCGCACGGTGCCGTCGCCGCGGCGCAGGGTCTCCACGCGCATGCGGCGCACGAGGTCGCCGCCGGTGAGGCGCACGATGGAGCCGGTCACCAGCTTCGCCGCCAGGTATTCGGGGAACACGCGGACGAACTCGCCCTCGGCGTCGGCCCGACCCACCTTGTCGAGGATGTCGGCCAGCTGGGGCGCTTCGGTCTCCTCGTCCAGCACCGCCGGCACCTGGATGGAGGTTTCGCCCACCGCATCGCCGCGGTCGCCGTAGTTCGGCGGCGTGGCCTTCGTGAGCGTGTAGCCCACGTTGGCGTTCGGGAACATCAGATTAAGGCGCGCGGGCCGGCGCAGTGGCGCCAGGCGCTTGTCGTCGCCGTTGCGCAGCACCTCCTCCTGCTCTAGGTCGGAGTCCTCGTCCACCATGAACTGCTCGTCGAGCTCCACGTCCACGGCGCCGCCACGCAGCAGGATGTGGATCTTCCCGTCGTGGCAGCTGCCGTCGCAGGGGTACAGCACGCGCAGGGCGTTCAAGAAGTCCTGGGCGGTGTAGCCCTGGCTGGCGGCCACGGTGCCGCGGATCACCTTCGCGTCGAGGCCCGGAAGGTTCCAGGTCGAGTCCGCGACCTTGCAGCGGCGGCCGGTGGCCAGCACCACCTGTTCGAACGTCGTGGTGCCGGCCACGACCTGATCGGTGTTCGGATTGGACACGAGGGCAACCGACTCGACAGAGGAGGTGGCCAGGCTATAGGCAAGCGTCGGAGCAGGCTGCGGGAGTGAGCCGAGGGACACGATGTCAACGTTCCCGCCGCTTGCGGCAGCGAGATACCGGCGACTGGAGTCAATCGCCGAATCCTGAGAAGCGGCGCCAAGGATCGCATCGGTGGACAGCAGCGTGAGCGTGCTGAACCCGTCGTAATAGAGCGTGTAGATCGTGTCTACCTGGACCGCAACCAGGTGCGAGCCGTCAGCGGTCCAGTAGACGCCCTGCGTCACCCCAAGGCCGAAACCTGCTGACGCGGTTGCAGCGATGGTCATCGGCGAGACGGCGGCATCTATGACGATGACTCGCTCGGGATTGTAGGCGGCCAGTTTTTCGCCATTCCAGTCGAACCGATACGGAACGCCGCCAAGAAAATGCGTCCCTGGGGATGCCAAGACTTGCGGCGCTCCGAGAACATCCCCAGTGAACGGGTACACATAGACGCTGTCGACCGAACTGGCGTTGCCGACCGCCAACTTGTTCGCGTCTGCGTTCCATGCCAGAGCCCAAGCAACCGCGCCATTTGGCAGCGGCGTGGATGGGTTTGGGACCTTGACCAGAGTGTCGCTGACGAGCTTGTAGACAATGATTCGATCGGCAGCCGTGGTGGCGCCACCTTCAACGGTCACCGCCAGCAGGCTCTCATCGTGTGACCAGGAAAAGGCCTGCGGCCACCCGACCGGGTAATCGACTGGCGCCGGAAGCGCAGACCAGGTGCCGGTGCCTGCGTCATACTTCCGAACCTCAAACCGGCCAGCAGCGAGAGAGCCGTTCTTGCCTCCCGCGGCATACGTGCCACGCGGAGACACGCGCACCATGTTGATAGAGCCATCCCAGCCCATCGACCCCTCGGAGTTGAGGCTTGCGACGGCGCCGCTGTAGTAGTTCTGGTCGGTGACGAGCGTGACGGCTGCGAGCGGCGTCCCGTTGACCGACACCTCGAAGCGGAAATTCGGAACCGAGCCGCGCCGGTCGGTCACGTCGTGGCGCTTCTTCACGAAGATCGCGCGGCCGCGGTAGGCCGGCACGTTGCCGACGCCCTCGATGGCCTCGAGGTCCGGGTCGGGCAGCTGCGTGTGGTCGCCGGGGTAGAAGGTGAACCCCTCGGCGTACTTCGCGGATTCCTCGAGGATGGTGGACGTGGGGCTCACGTCGTACACCAGCTTCTCGTCCTCCCAGACCTTGATCAGGCTGGTGATGCCCAGGCGGTAGCCCGGGCCGTCGAACAGACTGGCGCCGATGCGGATGATGAAGGTGACGTAGGCGCGGTCGGGGTTCTCGACCTCGGGGCCGCCCTTGCCGCTGCTGGTGCCGCCGTCCACGATGTCCGGCTCGCTGGCGTAGATCAGGTTGCCGGCGCCTCCGGCCGTGCCCGCGTACAGCGGGCAGGCCACGCCCTCGGTGCTAGTCTGCTGCGCGATGTCGCCGATGCTCGGCGCCTTGATGCGCACCGGGTCCACGGCGTTGCCAACGAGCGAGCCGATGAAGAAGCCCAGCTGCGGAGCACCGAAAGCCGCGCCGATGAACGCGCCGGCGAGGGTGATTGCCTGGCGGGCCATTTAGGCGCCCTCCCCCGGCATCACCGGGCGGTACACCTCGAGCAGGCGGTCGAGCCACTGCGCGGCCAAGCGGTTCTCGGTGACCTTCTTCACGCCCGGCTCGTTGCTGGCGTGGATCACCGACAGGCCGCCGAAGGCGTAGTTGCCGAGGATGCCGACGTGCAGCGGGTACACGCGGCCACGGAACAGGGCGACGTCGCCGACACGGGCCTGCGATTTCGGCAGCGCCGGGCCGAACTCGGCCACGAGCGCCGCTCGCAGGTTGTCGGCTTCCGGCTCGCGGCCGTAGAGCTTGCGGTCCTGCACCGGCCGGCCCGCCGCCGCCATCGCGCAGACGATCAGGCCCACGCAATCGAGCCGCTGGCCCGGCGTCCGCCCACGGTGGTGCCAGCCCGTCCCGAGGTAGGAACGAGCTGCGAGAACATGCGCGGGGATCATTCGGGAGCGGTCTCGGGGCTGGGAACGCTGGTGGAACCACCCTGGCCGGGGCCGACAGTCGCGCCCGGAGTCATGGCCGTGCCGTCCAGCGGGATGTCGGGCTCGCCCTGGTAATGCAGCACCCACTCGTCGCCGAAGAATTCGCGGCAGCCGCGGCGGCCTTCGACCTGGTTGGTGCAGTTGATGCGGATGCGGCCGGTGTCGCCGATCTGGATGGCGTGGGGCATCGGGTCGCGCAGGCCGATCACGCCCACCGAGGGGTGGGAGTCGATGCCTCGGAAGGTGTTGCCAGCGTTGTCGCCGGTGTCCCACAGCAGCCCGCCCGGCACGAAGTAGCCGGCCGCCTGGCCCAGGCCCGAGGCGGTGAACACGCGGTTCGACTCGTCGCCGTCCACCGAGGTGACCGTGAAGCTGATCAGGTTGGCGGTGGCGTCGAAGCCGCAGAACTCGATGGCCTCGTCTTCCTGCGACCCGTGCACGGCGCGGCAGGCGATGGAATCGAGGTGGCACATGGTCTGGCGCAAGGCACGCGTGGGGCCGTCGAGCTGGATGATCAGCAGCACCTCGTCGCGCAGGGTGATGTCGCCGATGTAGCCCGAGCAGATTTCCTCGTGACCATGGTCTAGGGCCTCGTAGTTCACCCGCATCACCTTCCAGCGCGCGTCGTCCCACTTGCCGGCGCGCACGTCCTCGGGGCGGATGGGCGTGGCGTCGATGGGCACCAGCACCGTGGCGTCCGCGCCGTCCACGCTCAGGTCGGCGGCGAACTCGAACTCGGTGGGGTCGAAGCCCGGGTCAGGCAGGTACGTCACCGAGCCGACACCGTCGCCGGCGTCGTAGTCGCGCGGGCGGTCGAGCGCAGCCAGCCCGATGGTGGTGCCGTCAGTGGCCACGATCTGCAGCAGGTCGGTCAGGGTGCCGACGTCGGCGTCGTAGTCGGCTTGCAGCAGGGCCGGGACGTTCTTGACGGTCACGTGGTGAAGCCCTCGTCAGGCGCCTCGACTTCCTCGAGCTCGACGACCACGTCAGCGATCCGACCCTTCGGTGAGTTGGTGGCGATCAGCGCAGGCAGGTCGTCAGCCGCGAAGGCCACCCAGTAGTCGAACCACCCGGACCAGGTGAGCACAGCGCCAAGCCCAGGCGGGGCGCCGAGGCGAACCATGCCGGTGCGGTCGTTGAAGATTGCGGCGGTGGCCACGCCGTCGACGTAGACCGTCGGCGCGGGAGCATCCGGGTCCAGGCTCAGCGCATGGATCTCCAGAAGCACCGAGATACCGTCGACCGTCACCAGTTCGCCGAGCTGGAATTCTTGGGTGGTGCCGTCTCCGGTGGCGAACTGCCAGGCCTCAGCCTTGTAGTGCAGCCAGTTCCGCACTCGGAAGAAGTGCTTGCGGCCGCGGCAGACGGCGTGCATGCGCCTGATCTGGTCGTAGTGCGCCGGCTCCGCTCCGCTCAGCGGCACGGTGAAACGCCAGCGTGGCTGGCTCCAACGGCTGTTCCGGCGCGTCCGCTTGTTGCGCAGCCCGACCACCGTGGTCTGCCACTGCGGCGCACCCTCCCAGGCGAAGCCCGGGCACTTCTCGATGTAGGCGTCCAGGTGCGACATCAGCCGAACTCCGCTTCAGCGCGCCGATCAGCGCGGGTGCGCTCCATGCGCAGGCGATCAACGGAACGCCCGCTCGTCGCCCCCTGGAAAATGAAGGTGTCGCCGCCTCGCATTCGGCCGCCGAGCAGGGATGCGGTTTCTTTCGCTGGGACGACGGTGCCGGCGCCCATCGGGCGCACGAGCTCGGGGCCTTCCTCGCCGACAAGGTAGGCCTTGCCCGGATACATCGGTCCGCCAGCAGCGCGCGGGCCGCCGAATGCACTGAACAGGGCACTCATCCAGCCGCCGCCGGCGCTGCCGCTGCCAGTGGTCCCCATGTCGCCGAACAGCTGCGCGGTCCACTGCTTGGCGATCATCCTGGCGATCTGGGCGATCACCGAGTCAGCCAGGTCGGTGAAGGCGTCCTTGATGGACTTCGAGCCGTCGAGCACAGAGGCGACGTTGTCTTCGAAGGCCATGCGGAACTCGTCCATGGCCGAGATCTGCTCGCCGAGAGCCATCTGCGCCTCGATGGCTTCCCCGATGGCGATGCCCTCGGCGCTGGCGGCGTCGACGTTGGCATAGCGCAGGGCAATTGCCTTCTCGCGCTCGACGTTGCCCATCTTCATCAGCTCGACCTCGAACTCCAGGTCGGAGATGAAGTCCTTCAGGCGCTTCTTCTCGTCCTCGCGGTCCTTGCGCTCCTGCGCGGCCATCTTCACGAGGTCCATCCGCTCTTCGAACTTCTCGGCGGCGATTCGCTTGGCTTCGGCCTCGGCTTCGCGGGCGGCCTTCGCCGCCTCGCGGTCGGCTTCGGCCTTGGTCTTGGCCGCAGCCGCGGCGCGCTCCTGCTCGGTGCGGGCTTCGGCCAGCGCCTTGGCAAGCGCCTTCTCAGCTTCGGCCGCCGCCAGCGCGCGCTTCGCCTGTTCGGCCAGGGCCTGCGATTCGCCCTCCGCCGCGGCCCAGTCGAACTTCGGCTTGGCGTTCGGGTCGCCGTACAGGCTCGCCGAGGTCTCGTCGAAGGCCGAGCCGGCCATGCCGAATGCAACTCCGGCATCCCGGAAGTCGTCGCCAGCGGTGCGGCCGTCGAAGAAGTTGCGCACCGAGCCCGGGCTCAGGCGCGAGATACCCTGCATCACGTTGTAAAGGCCGATGGCCGAATACGTGAGCGCCTGCACGCCATCCACTGCCAGCTGCGCGGCCATCCCAAGCCCGCGAACGAACGTGGCCGCAGCGTCCACCACGTCCCGCAGATCGCCGCCCTTCTTCGAGGCGTCGAGCATTTCCTCAGTGAGATGGATCAGGTCAGGCAGCAGCTGCATGGCCAGCGACTGCCACAGTCCATCGGCGGCCACGCGCAGCCGGGTCAGGTTGTCGTTGTAGGTTTCGGCCTGGCGCGCCGCCTCGGGGCCGACGACACCGCCGAACCGCTCGAGCTCGTCGCCCATCTCGCGCAGCCCGTCCGAGCCGCCGTTGAGCAGCGGGATCATCTGGGCGCCGGAGCGGCCGAGCAGCGCCATCGCCGCGGCGGTCTTGTTCGCACCGTCGGGCAGGCCCTGGAAGCGGTCGGCGAGGTCAGCGAAGACCTCGTCGGTCTTGCGCAGCGTGCCGTCGGCGTTCTGGAACTCGACGCCCAGCGCGCGGAAGATGTCGAGCTGCTCCTTCGCGCCCTGGGCGGCCGCGTCCTGCGACTTGGCCAGCTTGGCCAGGCCGCCTTCGAGCTGCCCGATGTCCACGTCGGCCAGCTGCGCAGCATAAGCCAGCTTTGAGAAGGACTCGGCCGAGATGCCGACCTTCTGGGCCGACTTCCCGATGTCGTCCATGCGGTTGATGGCGTTGTTCACGCCTACCGCCATGACGCCAACGGCCGCCACGACCGCAGCGGCCGCGACCTGGAAGGCCGCGTCGATGCCCTTGGCGAGCTTGCGCATGCGCGCCTCGACCGCCTTCGCGCCTTTGTCGGCCTCGCGTTCGGCCTGGGTCATGCCCTTGGTGAAGCCGCCGATCTTGGCGACCAAATCCACCGTGAGCGTGCCGAGCGACCGGCTAGCCACGCTTGGGCCCCGCGATTGCCTGGAACATCAGGAACGCCTCCTCGAGCGTCGCCTCCTCCTCGGGAGGTGGCGGCGTCCAGTTGCAGAAGTCAGTGAGTCGGAACGGCTGGCCGTTGGCCTTCTTCGAGCCGCTGATCCCGGCCACCAACGTGGCGAGCTCGGCGATGTCGCCATCCATCCGCCGCAGCGGGTTGATCGGGCCGTGCTTGGCGATGTAGCTCAGCCAGAGCGACCTTTCTTCCTCGGAGATCGCTTGCTGCCACTCCGCGATGCTCCGGCCGCCGAGCGCGAGGGCAAGCGAGCACCAGAACTCGTCCTCGGCGCTGATTTTTTTGCGTCGTACTGGTTGACCTCCGTCACCGCGCGCATCAGCGGGATGGACAGCCACGGCTCCAGCCGGCGGACCTGCTCGATGTCTTCGAACACCGGCTTGCCGTCCGTCTGCACCACGCAGCGCAGGATGCTCAGCAGCGAACGGTCGGCGCCGTCGGCGAAGCTCACGTCGAGCATGTCGGCCGAGTTGCGCTTGCGGATGAAGACCGTCATGGTCTCGGTCACCAGCGCGGCCTGGCGCTCGGGGACGTCCGGGGATTCCCACTCCGACTCGGGCTTGAGCGGGTGGAAGGTGACTTCGATCTCGCGCTTAAACAGGGTGGTGGGCACGAGCGCGCCCATGGCCTGCAGTTTGTTCAGGTCCATACTTTCCTCGCCGGGAATGGAGGGGCGGCGGGAACGTGCGGCGACACGCCCCAGGCCCGCCCCGCAGGGGTTACGCCGACTTCGCCGCCAGCACCGGCTCGCCGCTGATCTGCACGGCCAGGGTCGACTGCACGTTCGCGTTCTGCTGGAACGAGAACGGGAAGTTGGCGATGTAGCCTTCGTAGCTGATCCACGAGCGCGTGGCCGGCAGGATGAAGTTGCCGGAGGTGTCCGCCGTCGGCGCGATGTTCAGGCCGTCCGACCAGCCCACTGCGAACTGCAGGGTGGTGCCGGCGACCTTGAGCTGGTGCAGGCGCAGGTGGCTGGCCACCGTCGGGTCGACGTTGATGCCGAAGGTCGCCTGGCCCGGGGTGGCCAGGCCGGCCTCGTAGGTGCGCGCGAGGTCGGCCAGGCAGGTCGTTTCGCGCTGTTCGTTCGTGGTGTCGATGCCGTCGATGTTCAGGGTGCAGTCCACTTCCTGCACGCTGCCGTCCGCCGGGTCGATGAAGTAGAGCTGGGTGCCCTGGGTTTTCTTCGCCATTGCTGCCGCCTCCTATGTCTGCGGGCATAAAAAAACCCGCCGGTCGGCGGGGTCTGCGGGGTCCGGCGGATGCCGGGGTTATCGGTCGGCTTTGAACTCGACCGTGAAACTGATCCGCCAGAGGCGGGTCTCGGGGTCTCGGAATTCGCCGTTCCAGCTCGTGACATGGGCCACAGGCTCGAAGGCTCCGACCAGCGCGCGCACGATGGCCTTCGCTTCCTGCGGCGTGCCGGCGTAGGCGTCCACCTGCACCACCAGCGTGTCCTGGTCGGGCACCTGGTTGAGGTAGTTCTCCGGGCTGCCGGCGATCACCTGGTGCACGGCGTAGGGCTTCGTCCCGTCCTGCTGCGCATCGCCGAACCCGTAGAAGCGGGGCGGAGTGCCCAGCACCGACTTCACTGCGGCCGAGGCGGCGGCGATCTCGAAAGCCGGCGAGAACATCAGCCCGGCCCCTCGCCCAGCTTGGCGAACTGGCGGTTCATCTCGTTCACCATCGCGTTAAAGGCCGCCTGGCCGTTGTTGAACAGCGCCGGCTGCATCACCGGCCGCGCCGGCTGGTGCTTCGTGCCGAGCTCGTAGAAGCGCCAGTAGAACGTCGAGCCGCCGGTCTTGTAGGTCTTGCCGACGCGCCGCGCGCGCCGGTTCTCCTTCGTGTTGGCGTACTGCTTCGCGCCACCGCGGATGCCGACCCGGAACATGATGTCGCCGGTGCGCCGGAAGGTGCGCCCGGCGAACTGCACCGCCACGTTCTCGGCGATGTTGTTCGGGGTCTCCTCGCGGTCGACGCGCGCCCAGGCTTGCTTCGCGGCATCGCGCACGACGTTGGCGCCCTTGCGCACAGCCGAGCGCGCGATCTTGCCGCGCATCTGCACCGTCACCTTGCGCATTTCGGCCACGACCTTGTCCAGGCCCTCGACCTTGATCTCAGCCACGGGCCGCCTCCAGCCATAGGTCGTCGTGCTCGGCGCCCGTCCAGCCGGGAAACCACGGGCCGCCCAGGGTGAAGTGGGCGATCTTCGGGAACAGCGGCTTGGGCTGCACGCCGACCAGCCAGTTCCAGTCCGGGGTCAGCGACCCGATCTCGGAGTCGGCCAGCCAGTAGAAGCGGTGCAGGTCGCGCCCGGGCCGCTCGTTGACGTCCTGCAGGCTGAGCCGCTGGTTCGCCGGGTGGTCGCAGTTCCAGAGGATCACGCTGCTCCAGTTCTTGCGCGGGTAGCGCACCTGCAGCGCGCCGTCCATCTTCGTGCCCTCGTCCTCGAGCGGCGGGTGCTTGACCACCATCACCGCCTTCGACGGGTCCGCCTGCTCGAGCATCTCGCGCACGTCCGACAGGAAGACCATGTCGCAGTCTGTGAACAATGCCCAGCCGGTCTGCGCGAGGTGCGGCACCAGGAAGCGGCTGGCGGCGAACTCGGTCGCGCACGGCGCATTGCTGGGCAGGTCGTACAGCCCGCCGCGGCGGTCTACCAGGCGGCGCAGCAGGCCCCACGCGGCCAGGCGCTCGGCCTTGAGCGGGGTCGCATCCGCCCCGGGGGTCACTCGCCGCAGGCTGGCCACGGCCACGTCGTAGGCGGCCTCCTCGCGCGGGTCGTAGCCGATGTAGACCTTCATTTCCACACCACCGCCAGGTGGCTGTAGCCGCCATGCTTGCAGCGGTCGCCAGCCGGGAGGATCTCGACACGACGCCCGGCCGCGGCCAGTGCATCCACCGTGGCATTGGCGCCATACAGCGCCAGGTCCGGAAGATGGCCGTTCTCGTCTGGCCGGTAGTAGTCGTCGAACACCACGCAGTCCGCGCCGGCGACAGCCGCGTAGTCCCCGGCGATGGCATCCACGCGGTGGTCGCCGTCGATGAATGCGAAGTCGACCATCTGCTCGGTCCCGTGCAGGGTCTTGCGGGTGTCTCCGATGGCGAACTCGAACTTCAGGCCGCCGCCCAGGCTAAGCAGCCGGGCCTTCGCCTGCTGCTCGTTAGGGGCGCCCTTGCCGTTCAGCGCCTGCTCCTGGAACTCTGCATTCATGGTGTCGAACACGTCGAAGCCGGTGTAGCGAACCAAACCCCGGTGCTCGAGCGCGCGGGCGCACAGCTTCGCCGCACGGATGCCGCGGTGCACGCCGATCTCAATGATTCGTCGCGGCTTCACCTGGTCGATCAGCGGGAACATCTGGTCGTAACGCTTAGCCATGCCAATAAGCCTCTCGCCGTGGCGTCTTGATGTCGGACGGCAGGGACTTCCCCGCCGCCTTCCGTTTTCCCTTCAGGTGGTCCAGGCAAGCGCCCAGGGGACCGTTCACCAGCGGATGTCCGGTGGCTTCCGCGTCGCCGGACAGCGACGCGCAGGCGATGCCGATGCGGCGCCGAACCTGCTCGATGGCCCAGCTGTCGTGCCATTCCTCCATCTCGAAAAGGGCGTCGGTCCGGTACAGCCAGACCAGGTCCCGGATCAGCTGCGCGCCGGCCTCGCTTCGCCGGATCAGCATGAATCCGCACTCCGGGTACTTCTTCGCCCGGCGCAGGTAGCCGAAGTCCGCGTCACCCAGAAGACCGGCCAGCCAGTCGGCGCGGACAGGCGCATGGGTCACGCAGTCCGCGTCGATCCAGACAAGCACGTCGCCCTCGCCCAGCCGGAAAGCCAGCTCGATCGCCGCGACCTTGTGCGCGAATCGCACCGCGTCAAAGCGGTAGTTATGCGTCGGCCGGTGCCGGTGCCGCTGCTTGAACTCGCTCAGCCAGTCCGACAGGTCCTCCAGCTGCTGGTCGCGGTACTGCCGAAGCCGAATGTCCACCCAGTGCCGGTCGAAGGTCTCGACGCAGCGCCGGGCATGGTCCTCCCAGTGCCGATCGGCAAACGTCGTCACCGCGTCGAATGTCAGCACACCAGCCCCCGATCCTTCAGGTGCGCCCAGGCCTCGCCGGAGCGCATCTCATCCAATGTCCACTGCAGCCAGGCCACGTCGGCCAGAAACTGCTCTCGGCCCTCAATCAGTGGGGCCTCCCCGATCTGGTCCATCGGCACGCTCAGCGCGGCGGCGGCACCGATCTCGCAGTGCACCGGGATGCCGGCCAGCAGCGCGTCCACCGCGGAGTTGCTGTGGTGCGTCACCCAGGCCCAGGCGTTGGCCAGCGCCTCGCTGATCGGGCGCGTGTCGTAGCCGGCGCCGTTGATGGGCTGGGCCAGCCGGTCGTTCGGCTTCGGTCGGTAGATAACCTTCCGTCCGCACTCCCGAAGCCGCGCCACAGCCCGGCGCTCCCATTCCATGTACCCCAGGCCGTGCTCGCCGGCCGCCTTGGCCGTAGCGCCGGCGACGATGATCTCGTTGCCATGCTCGCGCCACGGTTTCAGCTGCAGGCCCAGCGCCTCGAACCGGCTGGCCGGAAGGCCAGCGCAGACGTAACGCTCTGGTCCCCAGCCGCCAACCGCCAGCCGGTAGTAGTTGTCGCGCTGCCAGTAGCCCAGATCGGCGTACACGAAGCGCGCGTACCGCTGCAGCTGCTGGTGCCGCTTCCAGCCGTACATCACCCCGACGTCGGCCACTTGGTGCGGCGCATATACCGACACCAGGCTGGCCCGGTCGCCGCAGCGATTGATGCCGGCGGCCATGGCCTCCGCGATAAGCCGGTATCGCCTCTGCGTCGGGCTAGTCAGGCACGCGACCGTAACAGCCATTGGAAGGCCTCCCCTGACGCGATCTCCTCCATGCGCCACTGCGCCCAGGCCAGCCGGCGGAACATTGCCAGCCGGCCGGCGTCGGTGTTGTCCTGCTCGGCGATCCAGCCCGGCATGTGCGACTCGACCGGAATGCCCCAGACCAGCGCCTTAACCGCGGCGCCGCTGCCCCAGGTCACCACCTTGCCGGCGCGCGCCAGATCCTGCTCGAGCGGAACGCAGGGGTGCTGCCCGGGGTGCGGGCGCATCCGGCCCTTGATCCCCTGCCCCCAGCCCCGCGGCATGGCCACGCCGGGCGGCCCGATGCCGCGCTGCGGCAGGATTACCACCTCGCCGCCGGTGCGCCAGGGCGCCAGCTCGACACCGAGGTCGTCCCATCGCTCCGGGCCCCCGACCGGGAAGCACCCGGCCGTGTTGTGCCAGTCCCGGGCCAGCGTGTACCAGCACGAGTCGGCGAACTCATTGCCCCAGGCCGCGTTCTCGGCCACCAGCACCGGCCGGCCCTGCGCGGCAAACTGGCGAGCGCAATGGTCGCCGTGGCCGATGCGGTTCCACGTCACCAGCAAGTCGTGCGGGCCAGGCTCCGTGGTCAGTTGGGGCGCCACTTCGAACCCGCAGACCTCCAGCCCGGCGCGGAACGCATCTGCACGCGCCCCAGTGACGTACCGCAGGTTAAGCCAGGCCCTCATTTCAGCGCCTCGTGCAGGTCCATCCGAGGGAAGCACGTCAGCGCCGACCCCGGCGTGCAGTTGGTGATCTGGACGCCTTTTGGCCGGTATCGCTCAAACTGCGTCTTGAAGACCTCGAACCGCTCCGGCTTGGTGTTCTTCAGCGGCGCCGGATGCTCGCCGAAGAAGTGCGTGCCGCCGAGGTCAAAGCCCAGCAGAATGATCCTCGTGGCGCCAAGCTTCACCGCCTGGTGGATCGCCCAAAGCCCGGAGTTCGATCCCATCGGGATGCCATCCATTACCTCCAAATCCATCCCGGTCTCTGGCAGAGCCGAAAATCTCCGGCCGGCGAAGTCTGGGTTGTGAAACTTCCACCAGGCCTTGTCCGCGCTCACCAGCGCATCAGCCCACGGCGCCAGCTTGTAGGCGTCCGAAACCACTACCACCCGGAGATGGCGCACAGCATCCACCTGGGCCTGCGTCAACGACGGCCCGGTGGCAATCACCGCGAACAGCATCAGCCCGGGTTCACGCCTTCGGACACGGGAATGGTCAGGTACTCCAAACCGCTGTCTTTGTCAGGCAGCATGCCGGCAATGTTGTAGAACCTGCCCCGGAATACGATGCGCTGGGTCGGCGAAACGTCGTTGCGATAGCGAACAACCACGCGTGCCGTTACCTGCGACTGCACTGCCTGGCTTGCGACGAACTCGCGCGCCGACAGCGGCTCCACTGAGCCCCAGCACTCGAAATCAGTGACCCAGGCCTCGACGGTGTCGCCGGCCGTATCCAAATAGCTCTGCAGCGACTGGAACTGCAGCCGATGCCGCAGCAGGCCGGCGTCGAGGCTCATCAGCGCACCGTCGGCTTGCGCAAGGGCGCCAGAAGCGCGGTCGACGCCTTGTTCAGGACGTAACCGTGGCCAGCGTCGGCCGGCACCACGTTGTCCTTGCCGGAGCCGTCGCGGAACCGGAACTGGCTGGCCAGCTCGAGCAGGACCGCGGCCTTCACCGACCAGCGCGGCGTCATGTTGCCGCTGGTGTCGACCAGCGGGATCTCGTCGCCGGCCGAATCCAGCACCGGATTGCCGTCGGCGTCGAGCTCCGGATCGTAGGCCCGCCACTCGTCCTTGAGCCAGTTCAGCACGGCCTGCGACACGGCCGGGATCCAGACGGCCAGCCAGGCGTCGTGCGCGGTGTCGTCAATGCGCAGCTGCGCGTAGGCCTCGGCCTTGGTAACGAGTTCGGTCACGACAGCACCACCGGGCCTGGAGGCGGCTTGCCGTCCTTGCCATCGCGCCCGTCCCTGCCCTTGCGGGCGGCGAGCTGCCAGTCTTCTGCGTTCTCGAGGCAGGGGCGCGCGGCGGTGTCGCGCTTGGCGATCCAGAGCGCGCCGTCATGCGTGATGGCCTGCGCTGCAAAGCACTTCATGCCCTCGCGCCAGAACCCGCCCGGGCGGATGCCACCGGCCGGGTAGCGCAGCTCGCGCTGCTCGCCGGCGACCGTCCAGCGTTCGACCACCTCGTGCCCCTCCGCGTCGTACTCGCGGGCCACTTCCGCCATGCTGAGGCCATCGCGGCCGTCCTTGCCGGCGGCGCCGTCGCGCCCAAGCACCACGCCCAGCGACTTCGTGCGGCCGTCGGTGAGGGTCAGCACCAGCGCGCCGTCGCGGTCGATCAGTGCATCAGCCAGGCCGATACCGTCGGCTCCGCGCTCCCCATCTTTGCCAGGCGCGCCCGGTTCACCGTCGCGCCCATCCTTGCCGGCCGGCGGCGGGTTGGCCTCGAGGTGCTTCTCGACGGCCTCGGTCGCAAGCAGGTCAAGTACCGGCCGAAGCTCAGGCAGCGCGATCAGCTCGCGCACCACATCGGAAACCAGCACCGGATCGGCATCGCGGCCGGGCTCGCCCTGCGGGCCCGGAGCGCCCCTCTCGGGCACCGGCCGTTCGGCCAGGGCCTTCTCGAGAGCATCAATGCGCGACCGTAGGGCGGCGTTCTCAGCATGGTGGGCCTCGATCGCCTTGATGCGCGGCTCGAACTCGCCCAGCAGCTTGCGGATGTAGCGCCCGGCCGCCGCAAGCAGGGCCTTCTGCACGTCAGGCTTCATCGGCGATGGCCTCGTCCATTTCGTCGTCGGGAATGGGGTCGCCGTCGTCCTCGGGCGCCGCCGGAGCTGGGGCAGGTGCCTGCTCGATCTTGTTGAGCCGAACCTGGTCGAGCGGGTAGTCCTGCTGCTGCATGTAGACCGTGTCTCCGCCATCAAGCGGGCTCAGGTTAAACCGCAGCCGCGCCTCGTTCGGCGTCTTCACACCGCCACTGGTCAGTTTCGTTTCGATCTCCGCCAGCTTGCCGACATCCATGCGCATCAGCGGCTCGAGGTCGAGCTCGACGCCCTGCGGGTGCTTCACGCCAAGGCCTTCGTCCAGCAGGTTCTCCATCGCCTCGATCAGCGACTGCAGGCCGAACTGGTAGTAGACCAGGGCAATGTCGTCGGCCTTCAGACCAGCCGGGATCGTGCCGCGGCCGATGATGAAGGGCGGGACGCTGAACGCCTGGCAGATCTGCTCGTCCGAGTACCGCATCTGCTCGACCAACTGCGAGTCGGATGCGTTGAAAGAGAACGGGGTGTATTTCAGGTCCGCGCCGACCAGGCCGACATTTCCGGCCTTCTCGCCGGTGAAGTTGGTGTTCCAGTACGCCTTGATGGCCTCGGCGTCCTCGTCAGAGATGCCTGCCGGCGCCGTCAGGATACCGCTGGGCTTGGCGCCGTTCTGGAAATACCTCGCGGCGTCCTGAAGGATTCGGAGGTTCTTCACCGCCGGCCAGTATGCCGCGCAGAGGGGAGGCACGCCGATCAGCTGGTGGTGGAAGGTGTTGAGGCGGTCGTGGATGATCTCCGACGCCGGCACGACGATGGTTTTTGCCGGGTAGCTCTCCGGGAGCAAGTTCTCAGCGGCCGAGAACTGCAGCTGGTAGTAAACGTCGCCAGAGGTCGATACGAGCGGCATGACGTTGGCCGGATCAAGTATCCACAGGCGCGTCACGACGCCCCGCTCGTCGCGCCCCTTGAGGGCGTAGGTGTTGCCGTCCATCAGCTTCGACAGCACCCAGTATTCGCGGAACTGCTGAGCGGTCTGGTACTGGTTGGGCTTCCGCAGCACTGGCCAGTAGGCCGTGTTCGACTTGTCCACCGACCAGACGCCGTTCTCGTCCTCGCGTACCAGCCGGAACGGCAGCTTTCCGATGTCCTGGCTGATGCGGTTGAGGCAGGCGTACAGGGTCGGGTACGCCAGCAGGTTGCCGCGGGTTTCCTCCACGTTCTGCTGCCAGGCGCCAGCGAACGGCTCGAGGATGCGGCGCCACAGGCCGCGGCCCTGGTTCGGGACCGGCGTCATGGCCTTCTGGCGCGACAGTTCCAGCCCGAACGGGAGCTTCATCAGCGGGTCTTCTTGTTGGCGGCGGACGGGGCCGGGCGCTTGCGCGGCGTGCCATCGGCCTTGTAGCCGTAGGGCGCGTCTCCGGCCGGGGGCAGATCGGCGGCTCCGCCGGCCTGCATCATTCGGGTCTGGTAGCCGGCGCGCGGGGCGGGCTCGGCGATGTCTTGTACATCGGTGGCCAGCCCGCGCTGGATCAGCGCGCGGCCTACCTTGTCGTTCACGCGCTGCCGGCGGCCGATTTTCGTCTGGATCAGCATGGGATTCCCTCTTGAATAGGAGAGGGCGGCCGAAGCCGCCCTCTCCCGTGGTGCAGCAGGATCAGCAGCTGGTCGGGAAGCCGTCGATCCACTGGATGGCGCCGCTGCGACGGGGGCCCCACCAGAGCGAACGCTCGGCGCGGAACGCGATGCTGTTGGTCTGCCACATGGAGACCAGCTGCGCCGCGGTCGGCGTGCCCGAGTTGTGGCTCGGCGCGTCGTCCATCTGGATGGAGGCAACGTCCGACATGTCGAGCGTCACGCTGCCGTCGTCGGCCAGGTAGATCTCCGACTCGTCGACCAGGATGAACGGGGCGCCGCCGGAGCCGCCGTTGTTGGCCAGGTACTGCGACACGCGCAGCGGAACCCCGCCCAGCGTGCCGCCATTCATGGTCACGCCCGGGAACGCCGGGTTGCCGAGGGCTTCGGTCGCCATGGACAGCTGGCGGGCGACCGCCGGCGTGGTGTAGTACGCCGGCCGGGCGCCGAGGTTGGAACTGTCCCAGTTCGCCCACAGGGCCGCAATCGCGCAGCGGACCGTCGCCGGGTCGGAGTAGTCGATCGCACTGACGGCGGTCGGCGACACGCCGTTGAGCAGGCCGGCCGGGTTGACGTTCGCAACCGCCGCCACGTCCGGGTCGAACAGGTCCGAGTCCACGCGGGCGATCACGCAGTCCGCCAGCGAGTCGCGCACCAGGATTTCGGCCGAAGGGTCCGAGAAGCGCACCAGTTCCTGCGTAAGCACGGCAATCGCGGCCACCTTGGTGAAGGGCACCGAGGTCGCGTTGAAGTCGAACTTCGTGACCGGCTTGGCCTTGCCCTGGCCGACCCAGCCGGCGGTGCCGCCGCTGGTCTGGCCGCCGATGCGGACGTTGAACGGCACCGGGCGGAACTGCGCCTGGCCAATCAGCGTGCGCGGGCGCAGGTAGCTGATGAAGTCGCCCATGTAGTTCTGGGCGTACACCAGCGGGCCGGCCCAGGTCGAATCGCTCGTGGTGCCGGCCGCCACCGCCGCCTTGATGCGCAGCGCCTCGTGGACGTCGTAGCCCTCGGCCTGGGCCTTGAGCGTGCGGACGACGTTCTCGGTGTGCGGGAAGTGCTTCTGCGCGAGCTGGAAGGCGATCTGGTGGTTGCCCTTGGCCTTGGTCAGGCACATGGCGTAGCGCGCGAACGCGATGCCGGGCTCGAGCTTCTCGACGGTCTTGAGGGTGACATCGGCGCCGGAGGGGCGGGCCGGTTCCACGCCGCGCTCCTGGTTCTCGCGGGCGCCGTTGGCGGCCGGGGTCGCCGCCGCGGCCTGGGTGGCCTCGAGCCGGCTCAGGCGCGCGATGTCGGTGTCCAGCGCCTTGATCTGGCCCTCGAGGGTGTCGAACTCCTCGCCCTCGGCGGTGTTCATGCTGCGGCCCTCGTCGATCGACTTCTGGGCCAGCGCCGTCAGGCGCTTCTGGTGCTCCTCGCGGGTCGCGTTGAGCGACTCCAGCTGCTCGCGGATGGTCTTCATTTTCTGTTCCTTCTGTAGGATTTTTCGCCTTGCGGCGGTCACGAGCAGCCCTATGGCCCGGGTTCCACGCCGGGCAATGCCTGCTTGAAAGAGTTGCCGAGGATCAGCGCCGCGGCTCGGTTTCCCTCGCGGGGCCGCGTCGGCCCAAGGGGTTCGCTTAGAGCAGCTTCACCGCGCCGCCGGCCGGCTTCTCGACCGGCGCGGCCGCAGGCTTCACGAGCGGGACACCGCACGACACCGCGCGCGCGCGGCCGGCCGTGTCCATCGCCTTGATCGTCTGGATCGTGGCAGAGGCGTTCGCCGGGATCGTCACCAGGCTGAGCTCGTAGATCTCGACCTCGGTGAAGCGGATCCCGTTGTTTTCCATGTAGGCATACTCGAGGGCCCGGAAGCCGATCGACACGCCGCGCACGAGCTTGGCCTTCACGGCATCCCAGGCCATGTCGACCAGGTCCTTCAGCTGTCCCTGGTTCTCGAGCTTGGCGATGCTGGCCGTGAACGGAATGCCCGACTTGGTCGGCTTGCCGAAGCGGACGACGCCCACGGGCGAGTCGTGCCGGTGCTGCCAAAGCAGCGGTAGCTCGGCAGCGAACTTCGCGCCCATCGGGTCCACGATGTCGCCGTAGCGGTCGGGCTCAGGGGTCGTGGCGAGACCAGTGATCTCGCGCTTCTCGTCGTCGTAGGCTTTCACCTCGAGAACCGAGTAGGCGCGGCAGTTGTTCGTTTCCATGGTTTTCACCCCAAGGTCATAAGGACGAGCTTCTTCTTTCGCGCCTTCGGGTTCAGCGCCATCAGCGCGCCGGCGTCGAACGTGGCCATCAGCGGGTCGATCTTTCCGCCACTGGATGCGGCCTTCGTGATCGATCCGTTCGGTTGGACCCGCGCGCTGGTGACGCACCAGGCCATCAACGAGGACGCGCCGTGCGACATCCGGCCGCCGGCGAGCATGCGTTCGATCTGGTCGATCGCACCCTTGAGCTTCCAGCCCTGCGGGATGCCGACGATCCGGTGCTCTTGCTGCGCCGCCGGGATCACCTTCTCCAGGCCCTGGACGATCGAAGCGATGCCAGCGCTATCCACGCCGATCCGGTCCAATAGCCCGACCTTCTCGCACCGGCCGACCACCTCTACCACTGCGTCAATGTCTTCGCCGACCTGCGTCACGAGTACCAGGTCGCCGGCCGCCTCGAAGGCCTTGTAACGCTCGGCGAACTGCTTGTGCCGATCCAGCGCGATCGGGTGCGCCCAGGCTCGCGCCCAGTGCAGCCAGCGCCCGGTGTCCTTCTCGCGGCCGATCACCGCGACGCCGAGCAGATCGTCTAGGCCGCCGCCGTCGATCCCGACGGTGACCACCTCAGACCGCTCCAGCACGGCCTCCAGCGTTAAATCCGGGTCCCCGTTGCCGGCCCAGAACTCGCTGCCGGCCCAACTCCCGCCCGCCGTATCCGAGGGCGGCACGTTCAGCCGCTTGGCCAGGAACACCCGGAGCGACTCGCCGCCGGCTGCCTGGGCGGCCTCAAACTTTCGGAGCATGTCCTCCGGATCCACCGACGCCCCGTAATTCGGGTTCACCAGGTGGAAGTTCGCCGGGTCCATGTAGGCTTTCGCCTTGAGCATGTCCTTCGGCCATTCGTACAGCAGCGGCAGGAAGTGAGGCGCCACCACCTTGCCGTCTCGTACCTGGCGCGCGAACTCCAGCTTCGCCTTATAGATCCCGACCGGCTCGTCGTCCGACTCGGTGGTGATCGAAATCACGATCCCTTCCGGCCGCGAGGCCTGGCCGCCGGTCGCCTCCAGCTCCATGTCGACCGCGCCGGCACGCTGCGCCAGCAGCCACAGCTCTTCGAAGATCACGAAGGCCCAGACCTTGCCGGCCACCGTGTCGGTGTCCGCCGCGTACACCCGGCACTGCATGCCCGTCACCCGGTGGGTGATCGTCCGCATGTTCGGCTGGATGTGGAACAGCGTGTCGAGCTCGGGATCGGCCTTGATGGCGTCCCGCATCGGCTTGAAGACGTTGTCGGCCGTGTCCTTGGTCGGCGCGATTACCGCTGCCTCGTTCGACTCCCGCCAGTTCCGCACCATCAACGAGAGCATCAGCCCAGCCGCCAGGCCGGACTTCCAGTTCTTCTTCGGGACCTTGATCAGCGCCTCGCGGATCAGGCGGTCACCTGTCTCGACGTTGTAGGCCCCGTGGATCGCCTCGGCGATCTCCATGATCCAGGGCCGCGCGATCTGCCCGTAGGTCGGCGGGATGGGTCGGCCGTGCTCGTCGATGTTCCCCTCGGGGTTGGCAACGCCCACGGCGTACAGGCTTCGGAACACCTGCATGCCCGCCTCAGCCTCCGCGGGGAAGATCGCCCCGCACGGCATCAGCGACCGGCCCTCCCTGATCCGCTGCTCCCAGTCTGGGCAAGCGGTCGACCAGGTGGGGGTCACTTCACCGACCGCAGATGCCCGCGGACCTTGGTCGGAGCCGATGATGGCGCCAGCGACCTACCCGCGACCGCCTTCGCATCGCGGGTCTGCTGCTCCCGCTTCCCCACCGGAGCCCCACCTTTCCCCGCCTTCTTCAGGGCCAGGGCGGCAGCCATCCGGTCCTTGAAGTCGGCACCGGGGTCTCGCATCACCGCACGCAGGAAATCGTCCGGATCGTCCGTCTGGTAGGCCTTCGCCCTGGTCTTACGCGGTTTCGCCGGCTTGCGACCGGCCCCGTCCCGGGGGCCACCGCTCCGGCCCTTTGTGCCGGCCATTTGATTTCCTCGAACTGGAAAATTCTCACGAAAGAG